ATGAAAAAATTACTGCATCTTTTTTTCCCGCTCTCGCTGCGGGTACGTTTTCTGTTAGCAACGGCAGCAGTAGTATTGGTGCTTTCGCTTGCCTACGGAATGGTTGCGCTGATCGGTTATAGCGTCAGTTTCGATAAAACCACGTTTCGGCTGTTACGTGGCGAGAGCAATCTGTTCTATACCCTTGCGAAGTGGGAAAACAATAAGTTGCATGTCGAGTTACCCGAAAATATCGACAAGCAAAGCCCCACGATGACACTAATTTATGATGAGAACGGGCAGCTTTTATGGGCGCAACGTGACGTGCCCTGGCTGATGAAGATGATCCAGCCTGACTGGCTGAAATCGAATGGTTTTCATGAAATTGAAGCGGATGTTAACGATACCAGCCTCTTGCTGAGTGGAGATCATTCGATACAGCAACAGTTGCAGGAAGTGCGGGAAGATGATGACGACGCGGAGATGACCCACTCGGTGGCGGTAAACGTCTACCCGGCAACATCGCGGATGCCGAAGTTAACCATTGTGGTGGTGGATACCATTCCGGTGGAGCTAAAAAGTTCCTATATGGTCTGGAGCTGGTTTATCTATGTGCTCTCAGCCAATCTGCTGTTAGTGATCCCGCTGCTGTGGGTCGCCGCCTGGTGGAGTTTACGCCCCATCGAAGCCCTGGCAAAAGAAGTCCGCGAACTGGAAGAACATAACCGCGAATTGCTCAATCCAGCCACAACGCGAGAACTGACCAGTCTGGTACGAAACCTGAACCGACTGTTAAAAAGTGAACGCGAACGTTACGACAAATATCGTACAACGCTCACCGACCTGACCCATAGTCTGAAAACGCCACTGGCGGTGCTGCAAAGTACGCTGCGTTCTCTGCGTAGTGAGAAGATGAGCGTCAGTGATGCTGAGCCGGTAATGCTGGAGCAAATCAGCCGCATTTCACAGCAAATTGGCTACTACCTGCATCGTGCCAGTATGCGCGGCGGGACATTGCTTAGCCGCGAGCTGCATCCGGTCGCCCCACTGTTGGACAATCTCACCTCGGCGCTGAACAAAGTGTATCAACGCAAAGGGGTCAATATCTCTCTCGATATTTCGCCAGAGATCAGCTTTGTTGGTGAGCAGAACGATTTTGTCGAGGTGATGGGCAACGTGCTGGATAATGCCTGTAAATATTGCCTCGAATTTGTCGAAATTTCTGCAAGGCAAACCGACGAGCATCTCTATATTGTGGTCGAGGATGATGGCCCCGGTATTCCATTAAGCAAGCGAGAGGTCATTTTCGACCGTGGTCAACGGGTTGATACTTTACGCCCTGGGCAAGGTGTGGGGCTGGCGGTAGCCCGCGAAATCACCGAGCAATATGAGGGTAAAATCGTCGCCGGAGAGAGCATGCTGGGCGGTGCGCGGATGGAAGTGATTTTTGGTCGCCAGCATTCTGCACCGAAAGATGAATAAATATGTCCTTTTATCACTACATCAAGGCAAGCCATTGATTTAATTAAATAATTTGCACTGCAAAAGTGCTAAAAATCGCAAATTGACTACACCATTAACTACACCGATCGTTGCACTGTATGAAACAACGTGGAACAAATAGACACAAGAAATATACAGGCGGGTCATCTTTCCAGGGGGAAGCGCGCCAATTCATGAGGGGCGTTAATGTCGATATGGGGATCCCCATAACGGGGCTACCTGGCTTTTTTCCGGTTAAATGTCAATCAGGCTGGTGGGTTTTACATACCCTTGATCACCGTAATGATGATCCAGATGTGCGCCTTTCCACCAATGGTGGAAAAGCCCACAGCAGGCCGCCCAGCCTCCCCCAATGGGGGATTGTGGAAGAATCAACGGGTTAGGCCTTAATGGGCTGCGTGGTAATTATCAGCATCCAGAATATGACGGGTTATGTTTCCGACCTCTTCAATTTGAGGTTCCCGAAAATATCAACGGGTTAGGCTGGTTTCCCCGATGTTCGCCGCTGGCGAATTTCGAAAATATCAACCAGTTACCGCCGCAACCGCTCCGGCTTCTTCCAGTGGTACGTAATTTTCTCCGTTTCCCGATACAGTGCCACGCGGCGATTGTAGGCCAGCATTTCAAGAACGCGGATCCGTATGTTGCGCATATCCACATCATTAAGCTGGATACCATTACGGCGAATCACCTCAGCAACCACACGAACATAATTTTCGGCGGTCACGCTGTCCGGCTGCGTGGTCTGTTCGTCGGCCTGCTGGCTGATTCCGGCAACGCGGCGGATTAATCGCAGTATTTCGGCTTCTGTCATTGTGCCCCCATCGTTCTGATAGTCTGGTGTCGTCGGGTCCTTCCTGGAATTATGGCCCGTTACGGGGCGGCGACCTCGCGGTTTTTCGCTATTTATGAGCTTTTTTAGAGGGAGGTTGTTGTTTAATTGTTTGTCATATCCATTTGATAACTAAGTAAAAATAAAGAGCAATACAACAACCTGATAGTGTTTTTTTGATGCTGAAAATAAAAAAATGCTAATTGAATCAAATAGTTTTAAAAAAATACGTGGTTGTTGTATTGCGTATTTGATGGCGTAACAGAAAGTGATTTTTAACTTTGCTGTTCTGTAACGACTGATTGTTCCATGCTGGCACGGCGAACGCTTACGGCATGACGCCACCCAGCCAGAAAGCCGGCCATTTTATTTCGCGCTTTGCTCACTTCTTCCGGTGAGTAGCCGTAAATCTGTAAACCTTCATCAAATCTATGTTCTGTTTCTTCACTGGAGTACTCGTCACGCTCAGATGAAAGCAGCCTGGCAAACATAATTTTTTCCAGCGCACTGGTTTCTACGTGATATCTGATGGCCTCAAGACGGCTTTTACCTGAAGACCAAAGCAATGTATGCCCGATGTGATAACCGCCAGACTTTCCGCGATCCGCATTAAGATACGGCATCCCCTGTTTGGTCCATGCGCGAATAGTGGTTCTGTTAACCTTGAAATGTTCAGCTATTTCCTGCTGACTTACAAAACAAGCTTTATCAATCATAATGTTACCTTAACTGCATGGTTAAATATTAATCAAGTGGTGGTGGTGTCACCTTCACGGAAAAACGTCATAAATAGCGAAAACCCGCGAGGTCGCCGCCCCGTAACGGGTCCATATGCCGGAAAGGACCCGTAAAAAAAGCCGGATTTCTCCGGCCTTGTCTCAGATGGTTTTCAGTATGCGATCGATGTCGCCGTCATCGCCCTGGTTTCTGCCATCGTATGCCATGCCAGCTGATACGGCTTTCGGGCTGTGCATGTCCATAAAGTTTTCAAAGGCTGCGGTAAGCTCCGGCGCAACCTTCTGGCGTTCCTGCTCTATGGTCATGCTAAGGATGCTTTTAGCCGTACCAACATCGATACAAGGCACGTTTGCCATTGCACGTAACAGCGGCTGATAGTCGTTATGCTCATGAAGCGCCATAATCGCATCAGCGCGCGGCTTGTCCTGCTCTTCCAGTTTGTTGAGTTGATATACGGCCTCGTAGGTTGATAAACCTCTGTCAGCCATTGCCCGCGCTTCGGCTTTAAATTTACTCGCCAGCGGTAGCGTCATGATGCTTTCATTCGTTGCCATCGTTCCCCCTGCTTATCGGGCCAGCGGCTGAACGGATACGCCAGAACCCGCAAAGGCGGCGCATTTTTTCGCATCGGTGTCGACGCTCTCGGGCCAGTTCACGGCGGCGATATTAAAGATCCCCGTCTTGTAGCACTGTGCTGATTTCTGCTTTGACGTGTCCACGGGGTACGAAGTCAGATAAACAGCCTTTCCGGACGCCTGACCATCCCACGGCTTAAACTCGCCATTGTCCGCCAGCATCAGCGGGGTAAATTCCTGAATGACGCCAGCATCAGCGGCAAAATGTACCAGCGTCGTGGATACCTGCTGACTGCCTGCAAATAACTCAATGTATGGAGTGTTCATAGAATCCCCCGTTAACCAATTTTGACGGTAACAAATTTGCGAATGTCTGCCGGCACCGGCTGCGGTGCGCTGTGCGTCTGCACGTACTCAATCGCCGGATCGCCGTCCTCAATCCAGTTTTTCGGGTAGTACATGTTTTGCGTTGCGCCCGTTCTTACCGCTTCCTGATCCATAATCGCACCATAAGCAACCAGCCCTTTATTGTTGGTGTTGCCCAAGACCAGCAAATCAGGCTCAAGGAAATGTTTTTCGGTGCCGTCGCTGTCGGCGTATTTGCCGGAATAGACGATAAGGGCAATATCGCCCAGATAGCCTTTAAAGCTCACCACTTCGCCCAGGTTTTTACAGGCCAGTTCTGCGGCGGATTCTGAACCACGGGAAAGATCGTACAGTTCGCGGAATTTTTTAAAGCTGCGTAACGTGCGCCATACCTCAGCGCCCATAATCATGACGTTTGCGGGGCAATTGCCCTGATCCGCATAAAGCTCGATATCATAGATTGGATCGTGGGTTTCTTTGTCCTGCTCGGACCATTTACGGCCTTTGGCCTGCTCTATGATGTTGTTTTCCGGCATCTTCCAGTCGATTTCATAGCGTTCTATGCCTTCGCCCTCAATGATGTTTTTTCCGGTCGTTACCGCATTTACCGCCAGCCATTCAACACGCGCTTTAATAGCGTTTACCTGGCGGCGCATGTTGCCAGTAATCAGGCGCATACGGCGATAGGTTGGGTCGTTAAGCTGTGCCGGATCTTCTCCAGCCATGCGCATGATGGTTTTTGTTGGATCGATTTCGTGCTTTGGCTTCATGTAGCCAGGTTTAATCGTGCTGGTTTCGTACCCTTTATCGCGCTGTACCTGGCTACCAACCATAGGCGAACAAAACGCCGACATGGTGACTTCTTCAATGTCCAGGGTATCCAGCATGATGTTTTGCGTGCTGAATGTCGCCACGTTCGGGAAAAACAGCGTGGTAAACAGAGGGCTGAATTTAAAATCCGCAATATCCCCGCGATTCAGGTACATGAAAAGCTGGTTAGTGTTAAGTGCCGTTGCTTTGCCTGCCATTATTCACCCCCATAATTTTTATGCATCCCAAGCGCCGCAAGTAAATAAGAGCGTACAAGTGAACCTATCGACGGCTCCGGCGTCATCAGCGGATCCAGTCCAGCCGCAACGCCAGCTTCATAGTTTTTTTTGTGGCGCTGCTTGAGCACCTCCACGATTTCGGGGCTTATGTACACCGAAACACCGCCTTTTTTCTCTTCAGCCATAGTAAGAAATTCCTCTTCGACTAAAAAAATCATAACTGGATGTTTATCCAGTCCTGATTATAATCAGAATTGCATTTTATGCAATGATATTGAGTTATGTTGCAAATTATGAAATGATTATCCCGATCACGAACGCCAGTGCATCCAAAAACCTCATATGCAAAAGCCCGATAAGAACCCTCTGACCTTATCGGGCTTTTTTTGGGCGCAAAAAAGCCGGATTGCTCCGGCTATGTGTGCTGTGTGCTGGCTCAGTCTCTGATCTCTTTCAGAAATTCTATCAATGCATCTATCTGTTCAGGATTTACCGCCAGCATTTCACCGGATAGAGCACATCTCACAAAACCATGCTGATCCTTTTCAATCAGTGCGCCCGTCTCCAGGAATGCGCGGTAATCATTGATGCTCATCGTCTCCATGTTGTCAGCATGGTATTTATCACGCTGTTTTAATATCTCATCAAATTTCATCGGCATTGTTTTTTTCCTCTGTTGTGTCTGTTTGTTTCAGATAGTAACTATGCCTGACCGTGACGAAAACCCGGTAATGCGCCATACCGTTTCAACTGGTGCAAAAAAAGCCGGATTTCTCCGGCTGTTTGATTAGCTGTCCTGGTAATTGCGCCATATTTCATCACCAGCAGCATCTATACCCATTTCGGCATAAGTGCGATCGACTGCCTTTTTCAGGTCTCCGAAATTATCCGGCGGCTCCGGTGCCCTCTGTGCCTTCCTTGAACATTCCAGCCGTCGCATCGTGATGTGATGCCGTTCCTTGTCTGTCTCCACCAGCTGCATGACTTCACCCCATCGCGCCGCCGCCCTCCGGTAAAAGCCTTTCGCCTCCAGTTCCTCCGCTATGCGGTCATGTACCATCGTCACCCCCTCAGAACGAAATATCATCACCGTAAGGGTCATCGCCTCCCGCTGGTGGCTGATTACCCTGTGTGCCTGTGGTTTTGCGTCTGTTCCCGCCTGGACGTGCCGCGCGGGCACTGATTACGCTGTCTGCGATAACCTGCCAGCCCTGCCGCGTTTCTCCGTTCTGTCCGGTCCACTGGCTTACCTGCATCGTGCCGGATACGCTGGCAACATCGCCTTTTTGATGTTTAGCCAGGAAGTCGGCCTGTTTGCCAAATGCGATGACCGATAACCATAACGTCGCCTGTCCGTCCTGTGCCTGGCTGCATGGCAAAGATACCGCCATACGCGCCAGCGTCATCGGTGTGCCCTTGCTGGTCTGTTTTACCTGCGGGTCGTCCACCAGCCGCCCGTAAGCGGCTATCTGTGCCGTCATAATTCCACCTCTCCGGTTTTAACGTTGATGGTTGTTACCTGTTCCGCTTCGGCAATCTCCCGTTCTGTCAGCGTGGCAAAGTTTGCCGCCGCCGTGGTCATGAATGCGCTTATCAGGTCGGGATGTTCCTTCGCGTATCCTTCCCGCGTGTGGCGGTCTATCGTTCTGATTGCCACCTTTAAGGTGTGCTCAGTCATGTCTAACGCTTTATATTTTGGCTCTGTTCTGTCTCTGCGTTTTTGGGTCATTTCTCGCAACCTCTCACTTTTTCGCCTCACTTTTTCAAGCGTCTCACTTCGTCGCAGTTGGGATTTTCGGTTTTTCTATGTGTGTGTTTCATAAGTATTTTTTTACCCCTCACTTTTGAGGATGTATACAGGTCGAAAAGTGAGGGAGAGCGGGCTAATTTTGGCCCTCTTTCTATCCCCCTCGCTTTTGCTCCTCACTTTTATAGCGGCGCTACATCATCCCCATCGATACGAATAACCCCATCTTTTTCCAGCTTGTACAGCCAGCGCCGGAAGTTTTTCATTTCATACCCCAGCTTTTTCATGTCATCACGTAACAGCGGGATCGTGCACTTGTCGCCGTTCTGTGTGCGTGAACGGATGCACCCCCATAGCGCGGTATGGTTTTCCGTCTTGTTCCCTGCCTCCTCGATGCGCTCCAGTTCAACAGGAGGGCGCGGATCATCCACCACCACCAGCGACGTGATTAATTCACCGTCAGCGTCGGTAAAAAGCTCCACCACGCGTAAGTCATATGCGGCTTCTTTGAGTTCCTCCGCGTCCTTCATTTTGGTGCATGAGATAACCAGCGCTTCGCTTCCTGCGTCCTCCCTGCGTATCCGGTATTCAGCATCCAGCGAAGCACGAAATGCACTGGAACCGCGCGCGCCTTTCGTCTCATCCTTGCCGGAATGGTGAACCACCAGCACCGTGGCCCCTGTGCGTCGTTTCAGTTCGTCACAACCACGGATAAACGCCCCCATATCACGGGAATCATTTTCATCATTCCCACCAAAGCAACGCGCCAGCGTATCCAGAATAATCATGCGTACAGGTTTACCCGTTTCCCGCTCCACCTGACGGGCAGCGATAACCATTTCATCAACATCAAGCGGGGCAGCCGGAAAGATGGGGCGGTTTACCAGATACAGATTTTTCACCTGCTCATCGTGCACAACCTCCCAGGCTTTTACACGACGCGGAACACCTATACCGCCTTCACCAACCACATAGAGAACCGCACCATGTGCAACCCTGCGGCCTCCCCACTGGCGACCAGTGGCAACATGGCACGCCCACGATCCGGCAAGGAATGATTTATAGGACCCGCTAGCTCCGTATATGCTGCATAGCGATACCGCCGGAATAATCCCCTTAACCACGTAATCCAGTTGCGTGTCGTATCCGGTAGATCCAACGCTCATCGGTAGCGTGGTTTTTCGCTGGTGGTTTTTTTCTTCCGCCGGCTCTTTCCCGCGCACCCGTTCCAGGTATTCGCGCCAGTTCTCCCGCATATGGCTGTGCATCCCTTCGGGGTAATAATTCGCATCAGTTACACCCGCCGCCGCCAGCTTGTGCGCAATGGCATTAATATTTGATGGCCTGATGTGGCCTGCCTTGTACAGCCGGACACAATAGCGCCCCTCGTCGATGATTCTCAGGTCTGCCAGTTCATCCAGTTGATCATCAGCCAGCACAACGGGAGGCACATTATCGCCAGCCAGTCGCCCGTCCTGTTCCTGCCACTGTTTCGCATGTGCCCAGGCATCACTACCCGCAAAAATAATGACTTCGGTCATCTTGTCGTAAGGCTGTTTTTTTAAGTTCGGTGCGCTTTTCATTTCTTGCCCCTGAATCCGTTAACCATGGTTTTCAGCTTCTGGATGTTTGCCCGTGCCCTGGCGTTGCTGGTGGGCACGTTATGCGGCGCGGTCTGTACCAGAGAAAAATCACGCCGGAACTGATAAACAGGCATCACGCAATCATATTCGTAACCTTCACGGCGGTAGGTTACACGCCGTTCTTCCACGCCCTTAATCATTACCGTGCCGCCGTACTGGTCGCGGTAAATATCACCGCGCGTAAATTTAGGGTGAGTGTTGCCACTGGCAGTTAAGCCAGAATATTTAAGTTTCATTATTTTTATTCTCCGGTGTGCTGTTCTTTATATCTGTCGTGCAATAGATCTATTTCTTGCAGTTCCATTATTACAGGCTCAAGAAGCGTTATTAATGCCGTGGCAATTCTTGATTTTTGTTTGTCGCGTTCATTGTCGCCAAGTGTTTCAAGCCATATGCGCAATATTTCCAGCATGTTTTCACTGTGAGAAAGTGCAAGAAATGCGCGGTCTATTGTTTCGTGGTAAATATCACGCATGGCTTACATCCTCAGGAAATTTTCTTCTGTAACGCGCCTCTGCCACATATTCCGCATAATCGGCGGCGATATTCAGTACATCAAGCCCCGTTGATTTATATTCTCTCGTGGAAAGTAAGAAAAAAGCCGCTCTAATAAGTTCTGGCATTGACGAAAGCGCATCAGCCGCATCATCAGGAACGCCGGAAAATTCCTGTTTCAGGGAATTAAAACGATCATCACGCATGTTTACCCCCCTGAATGACCTGATAACCGCAACTGGTCAGCAACTCGATAAATTCCGGCAGTGTGCCGAAACAGCAATCATCACGCAGCCGTTCGCAGGATACCTCGACGCCGTTTTCGTAGTGACTCACCATACATCCGGTAAAATGCAGATCATCATCGTGATGGCTCGTTGACGGCTTAATCAGTCGCGCACGTTCCGCCAGTTCCAGCAATGCTTCAACGCTTCCGGCAATTGCACCATCCGGCAGGTGATAATTACGCACTATGCGCCCGTTCTCCACATTGACCAGCAACTGCCCGGTAAATTTCTCGTCAAACTGAATGCTGTTAAGGTCAGAAATTGACAGGTTATGCATGGTGCACCTCCTGCACATCAGCCATGATAATTTTTCCGGCCTTATCCAGTGCCTGATCGGCTTTTAGCTGCACAAATGCTAA